AAAACGAGTATTTTTAGTCATCCTGTTTACCTCTTTCTCAGGAAGTTTAGTCTCCAGGATTCCCGGGGCGGTTCACAACTGATGAACGATGCTGAGTTGTCTGCATTTCTTGGAGAGGCTTATAACACGATCGCTACTGGTGGGCTGAATAAGCTTACTGATACCGGAATGCGAATTTCCGGCGCACGTTCTAACCGTGGTAATGCATCACGACAGATACATTTCAAAGATGCAGATTCCTATCTGCAATATCAGCAACTTTATGGCGATCGCTCTCTATGGGAAATCATGGTCGGTCACTTGGAAGGGATCAGTAAAGATATTGCTCTGGTGGAAACATATGGCCCAAACCCCGATCATGTTTTCCGTTCCCTTCTTGATCAGGTGAAGGCTGAAACGGCAACAGCTAACCCGAGTAAAACCGGTAGCGTCGAGCGGCTGGCGAACAAAACAGAGAACCTGTACAACTTTATTTCCGGAAAGACACAGCCTGTAGCGAATCCGCACATCGCGCGATGGTCTGACAATATCCGCAACTGGCTGGTTGCCAGCAGACTCGGATCCGCGTTGCTGTCATCGTTCTCTGATCTTGGAACCATGTATCTGTCTGCGAAGGTTACCAACCTTCCAATGAACCAGTTATTCCGCAACCAGCTTGAAGCTATGGACCCAACGAACCGTACTGAGCTTGCGCGGGCGCGCCGAGCTGGTCTGGCGATGGAATCTCTACTTGGCAGCGTTAACCGCTGGGCGATGGATAATATGGGGCCGTCTGTGTCTCGTTGGGCGGCAACGGCGGTAATGCGTGCCAGTGGGCTTACAGCATGGTCAGATGCGCACAAGCGCGCCTATGGCGTAACTATGATGGGAAGCCTAGGAGAAGTAGTGTCACGGACACCAGACCTTCGTAGCCTCGATGACTCTGATTTTCGTATCCTGAAAAGCAAAGGGATTACTGACACAGACTGGAGCGTATGGAAGCTGGCGCAACAGGAGGACTGGGGGAACGGTAATAATACGATGCTGACACCGGAAAGCATTATGCGTATCCCTGATTCAGCAGTTAAACATCTTGGTGAGCCTGAACGTGTGAAATTTGAGGCAATGCGTAAACTGCTCGGTGCCGTAACTGAAGAAGTTGATATGGCTGTTATTACACCGGGCGCACGTGAACAGATGTTCGTAGGGTCTGGTCTTCAGCGTGGAACATGGAAAGGTGAATTAACGAGAAGTGTTTTCCTGTTTAAATCGTTCCCTATCTCGGTTGTTATGCGTCACTGGTCACGCGCTATGGGTATGCCGTCTGCTGGTGGGCGTGCGGCATATATTGCGACGTTTATTGCCAGTACGACCATTCTTGGCGCTTTGTCGCAACAACTTAACGACCTTGCGTCTGGTCGTAATCCTCGAGAGATGACAGGAGAAGATGCCGCAAAATTCTGGCTTGGTGCTCTACTGAAAGGTGGTGGTCTTGGCCTTTATGGTGACTTTTTATTGTCAGATCACACTAGGTACGGAAGCGGCGCGCTGGCGTCGATGCTTGGCCCGGTAGCTGGTCTGGTTGATGACGTAGTGAAGATTGCTCAGGGCATACCGTTAAATGCTGTGGAAGGGAAGAGTGAGCAGACTGGTGGTGATCTGGTGAAGCTGGGGAAAGGTTTGATGCCTGGTGCGAATCTCTGGTACTTGAAGGCGGCTCTCGATCACATGATCTTTAACCAGATGCAGGAGTATTTTTCACCAGGATATTTGCGTAAAATGGAGCAACGTTCGAAGAAAGAGTTTAACCAGACATACTGGTGGCGACCTCAGGATGTCACTCCGCAATAAGGAAGTGTTGTGTTTTTAATTATTTTGAGTGTGATAATTTCTGGTGGATTGTTATTTATTGACCGCTACAAATATTTTCTTAACCCTCAGACTCAAGCTATTTGCTGGTTCATCTTTGTTGTGCAGGGAGTAGTTCTTGTTGCAAGCCTTATTGAGGGGAGGCCTCTGATTTTTAATGGGTAAATAGGTGACTACATGCAAGCTATAGGATTCATTGTTTATATCGTCGTTGGTCTTTTTCAGTTGGCAGCAATTATGGCTGGGCTTGAATCATGGTGGGGGTTGCACTGGGTAATTGCAGCTCCCGTTGCTTTTGTCGTGAGTTATATTCCGTTTGTTGGAGCGATTGTTGGTATGATTGGCGCTGTGGATGTATGGCGGTGGGAGTGGTGGCAGGCTGGCCTTCTCTTCTTTGGTGGGATCATCTTTGCTATTGTCTGCGGTGGAATGTCATCATTTTTCGAACGGCTATCATTCAGAAAAGGAACGTGACATGTCACAGGCCGCTTTCTCGGCCTTGTTTTTAACGAATGCCACCGCCACCCGGGCGGGAATCCGCAGAACGCCCACCGCAGCGGGAGCCGTCAGCGGCAGTATCGCTGTCGTGCTGACAACGACCGGCAAAGGCCTGAGTTGAAGCTACCAGAGACAACAAAACGAACAGTGCAGCAAATGCTTTTTTCATTGTGAAATTTCCATCTATAATCAACCTCAATGTGGCGTCAATGAGTGTAGCACTGACTTTTGTTTCGTCCATAAAAAACTACTATGCAGGCTTTTTGGATTTGTACGAATAATCCCACGGATAAACATTTCTACTAAGTGGAGCTGTATTCGTTCGTTCATGAAATAATTTTGTGAAATTCAATACGGAATCCATCCAAACTTTTGCGTTAGCTTTGGTGTGTGCGGGCGGGTCCCAATAAGCTAGTAAGGCTGCATCTCTTATTTCATTGACTGCATATATGAGATATGCGTTACTGGTTGGTTTTGGCCTGTAATTTCCTTGTTCATCAATCAATCCATATGACCACTCATCCCAACACTGTTCAGTACATGAGTATGAATATGATGCATATTCACCAATATTGACATGAACCTTTCTGAGATGGAAACCTAATACTTCGTCTGGTCTTTCAAAAAGAGTATCTTTTCCCAGATCAGGATGATGACCATGACGCCAGTGTTGTTTAAAAGCATCTTTTAGCGAAATCAGAAAGTCATCAGTTTTAAACTCACCAGTAGGTATAACCTTCCCGCTATACTCACTCAAAAACATCGAATTCCTCTTCCTTCATATGCGTTTCTAATGAGTTAAGCTGGCGGAAAGATATCTCTTTTGATTCTGCAGATGAGAGCTTTTTTATCCGCTTTATATTCTTTGTGATAGGAATAGTCATTGTATGCACATCAGCGGATGCTCTTGGCTTTGTGCTGATAAAAATATGGCGCAATGCCGCATTTTCACTATTGAACGAGCCAATAGCTGATTTACGTGCTACAACCTTACCAGTAAAAATACGACTCTTGCTACGCTTTGCATGAGTTCCGCTTCTTACCGGACCTCTCATCACGAATCCAAGTTTTGTCATCTTTAATCTCCGGTAAGTTACAGGTATAAAATAAAAACAGGTTTACCTTTAAGGTAATAGTACGCTATTCACCCCCAGTCTGCAATCTGTACAGAATTATTTAAAGGCACATCCCTGTGCCGCCGCCCGTCAGAAGAACCCTGCTTTGTCGTTGATGTACTCCGCGTGTGTCTGGATATCACGCAGGCATTTGCTCACACCGACGATGTAGCAGAACATGGTGGTCAGCTCCGCCGCCGCGCCCGATACGTCGTGCCCGTCGTCCTGTAACTGGTTCAGCAGATTCATCAGCAGTGAGTTCTCCGTCAGGCCGAGAACACCAGACGGCGAATGAATCAGGCTGCGGTAGCCGGGCTTCAGTGGGGCGCTGTAGGTTTTGTTCTCTACCTTCATTGCCTGCATCACTGCTGATGCTGTGGCGCTGGCTACCTGGTCGGCAACCATCTTTATGCGTTCTTCCTGCGGGAGCGAGTTTTTAATGTAACTTCCGGTGCGGCGGATCTGAGGAAGAACCTCACCTGTAACCCATTTACGAAAGCGGTAGGGGGTAGTGCCTGGTGTCACCGCATCGCGGCAGCGGAGGATCAGTGTGTAGAGGCCTGACTCGTTGATAATATTGGTTTCGCCTTGACGGCCTAAGTTAAATTTAGCCCTTTCATCATCATCAAGAGATTTTATTGACATAGTGGGGTTTGTCAGTTGAAGAGCTTTAATAACGTCTTTGGCAACAAACCAAGGATTTCCATCAATAACAATGGCTCGAATGGTTGCTTCTGATTCAAAATGAAAAACAGATGGGGTTACGTTAGCAGTCATAGCGATCACCTTTGTAGTTAGGTTAATCACCACTACCGACGCCAATCGGTTGGTGGTGAACTGTGCAGGGTTGGCGTAACCGGCTACAAAGGACCCGGCGCACCTTTCGGTGCCCCCACACAGCCCACCATAGAATAGGTGCGCTTTACACATAAAAAAACCGCTTATGCGGCATATGTGCCTCTGTAGTAACTCGGGACGCCAATCCCGGCACTGGATTTTGCCAGTGCCCGATTACTATGGCACAAGAGGAGTGTGATGTAAATTTACCGCAAAGGTAAATATAAGCACTCCATTTGGTAATTGCAAACCTTATCTGGTTTGTTTTCGTAATTGTTCGGCACAATAGTCGAGATGTGTTTGCAGATCCCGCATAGACATCTGTGAGCTGGTGACGTAGTTAATCAGTGCAGTCAGTTCGGCAAGTGGGCCATCGACATTAAATCCATCCTTATCGAGATCCCGGAGTAATTTCATCAAGTGCGATCCCTCCACTAGTGACCTGACGCCTCCCGGCGTGTGAATCCTTTCGGTAAATCCGTCTTCCAGTGGATAGTGATACTGCTGCATCTTATCTTCTCCATGCAATAACTGTATATTTATACAGTATCAAATAATTTGCTTGCTATCCAGCACGTTTTGCGAATCACCTGAAAGGTAATATCTGTTCGTATTTATGGGTTATCTATCCATATGTGGTTTTTCAGGTAATAGAATGACCGGATATGCGGCGCAACGGGTGCTGCGACTATCTGGAGATTTAACATGACGGTCTCAACCGAAGTTGATCACAACGAATACACTGGTAACGGCGTAACGACATCATTTCCGTATACATTCAGAATTTTCAAAAAGTCAGACTTGACCGTTCAGATTGCTGACCTCAATGAAAACATCACGGTGTTGAAACTGGATACTGATTACTCTGTTACCGGGGCTGGAGGATATAATGGTGGCAATGTAATTTTGTCGAAGGCATTGGCAAACGGTCATCAGATATCTATCTCTCGAGAGCTCCTGGTTACGCAGGAGACAGATCTGCGTAACCAGGGTAAGTTTTTTGCTGAGGTGCATGAGGATGCATTTGATAAACTAACTATGCTGATTCAGCAAACTCGTAATTGGTTCAGACTGGCGCTTCGTAAGCCATCGTTTGCTGCAAACTATTATGATGCGATGAATAATTACATCAGAAATTTACGTGATCCAGTAAGACCGCAGGATGCTGCAACAAAAAATTATGTGGATAGCCTCGCATCAGGAAATTTTAGCAGAACTCTTCGCGTACCTGAGCCAATAAACCAACTTCCTGACGTTGATGGCAGACGCAATAAAATGCCAGCTTTTGATAACAGTGGTAACGTTATTGTTATAACACCACCTTCTGGGTCAGCCTCAGACGTTCTTATAGAGTTAGCAAAGCCTGATGGTTTCAAGCGCATTGGGCAATGTAATAGTTTCAATGAGTTGCGTTCTATTTTTCCGGAGTTTGAAGGCCAGAGGATTTTGTTGAAAGGCTGGCATTCTGGATCCTTGTTGGGTGGCGGTGAGTTTATCGCAAAGGCGACCTCTGATTTAGATGATGGAGGTGTTGTCGCTGGTAGTGGTGCTCTGAAGTGGGTTCGCTCTGCATTCGATATAACACCAGAGGATTTTGGTGTTACGCCATCTGATACGGATACTTTGTATGGACTTCAGGGGGCGGTTAATGCAGCATCAAAATTTGGTGTTCGCGTTATCATAACTGAAGAAATGGTATATCCAATTTCTGATAACATCGTTGTTCCTAGTAATGTGACTATGGAATGGCTGAAGCCATCATTTATTACGCTAACTGCCAAATCAACTATTGGTGGAGTGATTGCTGTGCTGGGGACTTATAGTAATCCTGTTGAAAATGTACGTTTCATTAATCCACATATAGATGGGGGGAATATTGGTTATCCGACGTCTGATGTGCAAGGTGAAAATGGTATCAGCGGTAGTAAATGCAGGAACGTTTTGTCGATTGGTGGCGTGATACGTAACTGCCGCAGAGGTTCGTCATCACAATACTCAGCAGGCGGGAAGGCGTTTAACTGGGAATACGGCGTTGATAATATAAGAATTGAAGGTGCAAAAGTTGAAAGTTGCTCATCAGCATTTGAATTTGTTGGTCGTGAAAATGGTGTTGGCGAATGGACTACTGCAACAGACGTTCACTACTATAATTGTTCCGCTGAGAACTGTGATCGAGTGATAAGAAACGTCAGAGAAATGGTGACACCAAGCTATGCTACAGATATTTCGTTCGGTAGTTTCAAAGATATCTACGCGCTAAACTGCGGGTTGGGATCAGTGTCGGGTAAGGAGTTAGACGAGGGGTTGGTATTGCTGGATCGCTCAGCGGATATTGATGTTGAGCTCACCGCAATGAATTCTGCCAACTACGGCACGATTGACAGCCCACTGAGAGTAAGAAGAGGGTACAACAACAAAATCAACATAATGTTTAATGGCGTATGCCGTGTCGATGTTAACCTTAAAGGACCCAATAACGCTCAACCAAGTGGTGAGTTACGTGGCAACCATATCAATATCCAGCATATCGGGGCGTGCACCAATATCGTTGATATAACACATGGTGATAACAAGATTATAGGTAACCACATTTCAATTACAGCAGGTACTCTTATTGGCAATTTATTAACAGATTCTTGTGATGCACAACAGCAAATTGTAACTGTGACGAACGGTGTTTCTGGAGTTTCAGTATCAGGATCTCTGAATGATATTTTTGATAATTTTAATGGAGGATTTCCAAGTGGTGCGTCTGCAACAACAATTGGTAATGTAAGGATAAATAGTACCTCTTTTTCGTTTTCAAATGATAGCACAAGATTGTTAAGCTCGAACAGACTGCGGCTTGGGTCTTATGACACCGACAAGATTGAGTTGACTAACCTCTCAATGAAACTCACTCTTCCTACTTCAGCTACCGGTCTGGCGAGTGGTGAATGTTACTGGAATAATAACGTACTAACGCGAGTTCCGTAATTCATTTAGAAGCCCCAAAAGGGGCTTCATGCGTATACGCCTTTAGATAACTTCCTTAATGCTTTCCCTAATAAAATAGACAGGAATATTGCGATTAATATATTCAAAGGAAGGGAATAAGCTGATGTAAAGTGATTGAGTATCTGCTTTTTATCAACTGTATAGAAACCTAGTAGCGAGAAAATAATGTCAACTATCGTGAAACTTAACATATGAAACGTCATTATAGCCTTACTTTCACTGCCAACCATACGCATTAATTTATAGTCGCCAGCTTTTGAAAACAGGTCGGCAAAGAAAAATATTATATAAATTCCAATTAACGCACCAACTAGGCTCATGACAAAACCATCTGCGTAAGTGCTCCATGACATATATAAATTCGTGATTAATCCAGACTGACGAAAGAAAATAACGGATAAAAACAAGGTAAATGTAGTATATGGATTTAGAAATTTCCATATCACATTTTTGGCGGCGTAGCCGATCATGAAGAATGACAAACCAACCATCACCTGACATAGAGTGTTAAAATAGAACATCTTGCTTTCTTTGTACATTGGTGATACATATGTAATCGCCACGTATCCAATAGCGAGTCCAATCGTAAAAGAAAAAACTTTCGCTGTCGTCTCGTTTAAATACGTCTCAATTATTTTGTAAAATGGATATGCAACTACAAGAACGAGCATATAGCTCAATAAAAACCATCCAACCATAAATAACGGATTGTTGTGAAAATTGCTTTTCAGTGCAAACATCACAGAATCATAAAGATTGTTAACGTAAATTAATTTGTCTTGAGTTTCAAACAAATAATGCATTAACTTAACAGTCAATCCCAAAAAAACATACGACATAATTATGTATAGTAGATATTTAATTGCTAAGTTTTTATAGTGCTTTATACTTCCTTTTTTTGTATTAAAAAGAATCCCACCCAAGAAGAAAAATAGAGGCATGTGATACATGTATGGCTTTAGTATATTGATAATTGTATTTGGGTAATGACCAAATATAACAAGAACAATACCAATACACTTTACATAATCAATGGCGTGGCTTTTTTTCTCTTCTAGCATAATTTTTTTTCACAAAATCATATGATACGTCAATGATATCACCTTTCGGGTAATTTCGTTAAGAGCAATCTTAGTCAGGTTTAACCATATATGGTTTATTGTGTATGATGTGATCACCAACTAATGGGGGTCTTTATGCACAGTAAACGGTGGAAAACATGTCAGCTCAACTAACCAGTGAAACTTTAAATCAGTGGCTTAGCATGAGTTCTCTGGCGGCGGTGATAGCAGGAGTTCCTCCTGAGGTTGCTTTGGGGGCTTTGGCTGGGGCGGTGATTTTTGTTACCTCTGCGGTAGAGTATCCTATTCGTCGTCGTGTACTCTTGTCGATGCTTAGCTTTCTCTGCGGCCTTCTTTTTTATAAACCAGCAGCATCAATTCTTATCGGCATAGCCAGCCTGATCCCTACCATCACGCAGGACTCTTTTGAAAAAGGGATTGTTTTCTCAGCTGGCGCATTCGTGTCAGCAATTGTTGCTGTGCGTATTGGTATATGGCTCTATCACCGTTCCGATAATCCACGCGAGTTAATTCCGGGGAGAAAAGACGATGGTAACGCATGAGTTTTTTTTGCTTATCACCAATGCAGTCATTTGTACTGGCATAGCAATTCGCGTTGTCACATTCCGGCGTAACGGCTCTCAACATCGAAGATGGGGAGGGTGGCTTGCTTATTTCCTTATTGTTGCTGCGGCAAGTATTCCTGTTCGTGTCGTCTATGCAATCTGGTTACGCACGCCAATGGCTGTGGATTTATCTGAGGTCATTATCAACGCTGTCATGCTCGCTGCGGTTATTAAAACGCGCGGTAACGTCGTTCAAATTTTCAAAGTATCGAGGTCTAAACATGGAGATTAAACAATTCCAGCGAGCTGCTGGTATTAGCGAGGCGCTGGCCGCACGCTGGTTCTCGCATATAACTTCTGCGATGAAAGAGTTTGGTATCAGCAAAGCAGAAGATCAGGCAATGTTTATTGCTCAGGTCGGGCATGAGTCTGGTGGTTTCACCAGGTTGCAGGAGAATTTCAACTACAGTGTCAGCGGACTGGCTAACTTCGTTCGGGCTGGGCGTCTCACTCAGGTGCAGGCTAATGCACTTGGTCGCCGTGCTGGTGAACCACCATTGCCACTTGAGCGCCAGCGCGCGATCGCAAATCTGGTATACAGCAAACGCATGGGTAACAATGCTCCCGGCGATGGCTGGAATTACCGTGGGCGCGGGCTTATCCAGATTACCGGTTTGAATAACTATCGTGACTGCGGAAACGGCCTAAAAGTGGACCTGCTGGAGAATCCTGAGCTGTTGACGCAGGACGAATACGCGGCTCGTAGCGCGGCGTGGTTCTTCTCCAGCAAAGGCTGCATGAAGTATCCCGGAGATATTGCACGTGTAACTCTGATTATCAATGGTGGCCGGAATGGCATCGACGACCGGCGCTCGCGGTACGTCACTGCCAGTAAGGTGCTGGCTGTATGATCTGGGCATTCGTAAAAGCATACCGTAAACAGTTGATTATAATGGCGGCGCTTGCTGTTCTGGCCATATCAGGAGTTGTTGCCTGGAGTGTACACGGCAGTCGTCAGTACGATGCCGGGTATGCACAGGCGAAAGAAGACCGCAAAACCGAAGATGAGATAGTTCGTCAGCACTACGAACAGGAGAAAGCGATCAATGAACGTGAAGCGCAGCAGAGGATCGACCAGGCGCGCAATGATGCTCTTGATGCTGCCGCTCGCGCTGGCCGGTTGCAGCAACAGCTCGTTGCCATCCGTGAGCAGCTCAGGCACTATAACGCCATTGTCGGCGCTGGGTCGTCAGCCGCAGACACCGGAGTTTTGCTTGCCGACGTGCTCAGCAAATCTCTCGAGAGAAACAGACAACTGGCAGAGTATGCTGACCGGGCAGCCGAAGCCGGAAGAGTCTGCGAAAAACAGTACGACACCATGAACAGATAGCATGGCATTTTTCATGGTACTGATTTCCGGTGACGGTATATAAAACGGTACGGGAAAAATTCATCTTTTTAAAAATGTTATCACTCAATTGGTTATGGTATCCGTAAATAATTGAGTGGGAATGATTTTAATCCCTGCACTATGAATGAACAAAACCCTCTGTTACTACAGAGGGTTTTTTATCTTCAAGAATCATAGGCTTGAAGTTACTAACATCGATTAATTAAACCAGCTGTCCGATTTGTTCTCTTCTGCTTTGCCCACGCTTTTCATCAGATCGCGACCGCCTTCAGTCATATTTCTGTTGGCGTCAGCTTCAGATTGCACCACATCGGTTTGCGCAGCTTTGTGCTTCAGTTCCTGATCGATAAATTCGTTTTCTCGCTTAACGCGGGCTTCTTCTTTTGCCAGCGCCAGTTTTTGTTTCTGAATCTCTAAGCTGCGTAGCTCATCTTCATAACTTTGATCGCGTTTTTTGTCCGCAGAGGCTTCGGCGTCCAGTTTATCCTGACGAGCTTTCTTATTTGCCGCTGCCGTTGCCGCTCTTTTGTTAGCGGCGGCCTGGGCATTTGCGCGACGTTGCTTCTCTTGCTGGATTTCCCTGTTGCGCTCCGCGACCCATTCGTCATGCTGCCTTTGCTCTTCATTTTTACCTTGCTGTTCAGCTTCTGCTACAGCAGAGAGTTGATCCTGCAATGATGAGGCGATAGCCGGATAGCTTAAGGAGGCCAAGATGGCGCAAAGAAAAACTTTCTTCATGACTCCTCCTGATTATTAGCTCTTTTCAGGACATTTAGTATTTGGCTGAATACGCGTTTCGTTATACGTCGTGGTAATAACAACGGCTAAACCTGTCGTAAACTGGCACTCTTTACCCACCTGGGTAGAGGTATACACTTTGGTGCCTTCCTTATAGGTTAAAGAAACACCTTCCACTAAGGTTTTATCATTCACCATAGAACCCGCTGCCGCGCCTACAGCTCCGCCGCCAACTGCACCTGCCGTCGTTCCGGAATTGCTGCCAGACCCGACGTTGTGGCCGATAACACCGCCAGCGACTGCGCCAATAAGCGCGCCGAAGGCTTGTGCGTTCCGTTTATTTTGGGAGTTGTCTACGGCAACTTTTGCGGGAAGAATGGAAATAATATTAACGGTTTTAGTTTCTTGTTTGGTATTCAGTTGATCGGTTTGATAAACATCGGCAGCATGATCGTCAGCATTTGACTGGCATCCTGCCAGAGTGAATGACGCTAACATTGCCACAGGCAGAAGACATTTTTTAAATTTCAT